GTGAGCCATCACGACGTTAAAAACTACGGCGGTGCAGATGATGCCGCCGCTGCTTTTGTCTGGAATGCCCCGAAAAAAGCGGTTAACCCGTATGTGGACCCGGCAGAAGTTGCGCCGGTGTCTGCGCTTTCAAACCTGATCGCTCTCTACGCCAGCGACAACGAGCAGGAGCAGCTGCGCCGTGAGGCGATGAGCGATGAGGTCTGGGAACGCTATTTCTACAATGAAGCCCGTGATCCTGTTCAGCGTGAAATGGAGCAGGACCGGCTGATCAGCCGTGCCAAAATGGCCCGCGAGCAGCAGCGGTTTAATCCTGATCTGGTGATTCTGGCAGACGTAAGCGCTGAACCATCACATATCAGCAAGCCACTGCTTGAGCGCATTAAATATTTCGAGGGCCTGGGCAAGCCGAAGGCATATTCCCGCTATCTACGTGAAACCATCAGGCCGTGCCTTGAACGCCTGGAGCGCGTGCGTGCCAGCCAGGTTTCTGCGTCATTCCGGTTTATGGCGAGCCACGACGGGCTGGAGGGCCTGCTGGTTCTGCCGGAAATGAACCAGGATCAGGTTAAGCGGTTATCTACCCTGGTGGCGGCACACATGAGCATGTGTCTGGATGCTGCCTGCGGTGAGCTGTTTGCGGATGAAGACGTTACGCCGGAAGAGATCCGCCGGTCATGGGAAAGGGTGGCCGCTGAGGCCATGCGCCTTGATGTTATCCCGCCTGCCTTCGAGCAGCTGCGCCGTAAAAAGCACCGCCGTAACCCGGTACCATACGAACTTATTCCGGGTTCGCTTGCCCGTATGCTCTGTGCTGACTGGTGGTATCGCAAGCTGTGGCAGATGCGGTGTGAATGGCGGGAAGAACAGCTGCGCGCCGTCTGCCTGGTTAACAAAAAGGCGTCCCCGTATGTCAGCTATGAGGCCGTGATCCATAAACGCGAACAGCGCCGCAAATCGCTGGAATTCTTCCGCTCGCATGAGCTGACCAATGAGCAGGGCGATACGCTGGATATGGAAGACGTGGTAAACGCCAGTAACAGCAATCCGGCGCACCGTCGTAATGAAATGATGGCCTGTGTTAAGGGGCTGGAGTTAATCGCGGAAATGCGCGGAGACTGCGCGGTGTTCTATACCATCACCTGCCCGTCACGCTTTCACGCAACGCTCAATAACGGCAGGCCAAACCCGAAATGGACCAGTGCAACGGTCCGGCAGAGCAGCGACTATCTGGTGCATACGTTCGCCGCTTTCCGCAAGGCGATGCACAAAGCCGGGCTGCGTTGGTATGGCGTCCGCGTTGCTGAGCCACACCATGACGGCACCGTGCACTGGCACCTGCTTTGCTTCATGCGCAAAAAAGACCGCAAGTCCATCACTGCGCTGCTGCGTAAATTTGCCATCCGTGAGGACCGCGAGGAGCTGGGAAATAATACCGGCCCGCGCTTTAAATCTGAGCTGATCAACCCGCGCAAGGGGACGCCTACCAGCTACATCGCGAAGTACATCAGTAAGAACATCGACGGCCGCGGCCTGGGTAATGAAATCAGCAAAGAAACCGGCAGATCACTGCGGGACAATGCCGAACATGTCAATGCCTGGGCTTCGCTGCATCGCGTCCAGCAATTCCGCTTTTTCGGTATACCGGGCCGCCAGGCTTATCGCGAGCTGCGTTTGCTGGCAGGCCAGGCCGCGCGACAGCAGGCCGATAAAAAAGCAGGTGCGCCGGTACTGGATAACCCGCGTCTGGATGCCGTGCTGGCGGCAGCCGATGCCGGGTGTTTTGCCACCTACATCATGAAACAGGGCGGCGTACTGGTTCCGCGTAAACATCACCTGGTCCGCACGGCTTATGAACTCAATGACGAGCCATCAGCCTATGGCGATCACGGCATCCGTATTTATGGCATCTGGTCCCCGATTATTGAGGGCCGGATTTGCACGCATGCGATGAAGTGGAAAATGGTTCGCAAGGCCGTTGACGTTCAGGAGGCGCCAGCCGACCAGGGCGCTTGCGCCCCTTGGACTCGTGGCAATAACTGTCCCCCTGTGGAAAAAATGAACGAAAACGGGGCCGTAAGTGGACAGGATTTACCGGATATTGCGGGTATGGATGAGCGGGAGCTGCAGGAGTATCTCCATAGCATGAGCAAAAAGGAGCTGAGGGAGCTAAACGCACGGCTTCGCATGGTTAAGCCTAAGCGCCGGAAAGGGTACAGGCAGGATGTGGATAATCAGCAGCGCCTGCAGCTGGAGTATGAACTTAAATCGAGAGGCTTTGATGGCTCGGAGGCGGAGATCGATCTGCTTCTGCGCGGCGGCAGTATTCCATCCGGTGCCGGTCTGCGTGTCTTTTACCGGAACCAAAGGCTGCAGGAAGATGATAAATGGCGCCAGTGGTACCGATGAAGGGGGCGCATTTTCTGCTTTATCCTCCTACATCGGACACATCTGATTGAATGATAAAAACTATTTTACATAGAGAAAATCATATTATACTGTATGGATATCCAGTATATGCATATACAGTATGGCAATATCCCTTTGAGGGTTTATGGCAACGGATATCCCGTAGTGAGGATAGGAGGGGAAATGCAGGACTATCTTTTGGAGTCGTTAAAACTCCAGCGTATTGATTTTTTTATCAAGCTTGTAGCGGCTAGTGAGTGCAGCGATGAAGAGAAGCGCCTTGCGATCCAGTGGGTGTCGGAGCTGACGGATGAGCTGATGGCGAAAATTCGTAACCATGAATACGGCCAGGCGATGGACGTCATCAACTAAAGGGGGGCTTTATGCGCATTGAAATAATGATCGATAAAGAGCAGAAGATAAGCCAGGAAACACTGGAAGCCCTTGAATCCGAGCTTTACCGAAATTTGCGCCCTCTCTATCCAAAAACGGCAATCCGCATACGTAAGGGAAGCGCTAATGGCCTGGTACTGGGAGGCTTAAAACTGGACGAAGATAAGAAGCGAGTAATGGAGATTTTGCAGCAGGTCTGGGAAGACGATAGCTGGCTCCACTAACTAACCTTGCTGGCGCCAGAATTACTTTTCTGACGCCAGCAAGGTTTAACAACGAGTGTAGCGAGGCGTTAGGGTAGAATCCTCTTTCATCAATAAGGTACCTATACAGCAGCATTATGTAGTTTAGGCATCATGGTCTTCATTGAAGTCGGAGTCGAAAGGTTATGATAAACATGCTTTTGATGATACATTTCTGCCTTTAGTAGTCGTTTTATATCTATAAATCAACTATTTCAATAGCTTATGAATGATTGCTTTAAGGTATTGAAGTCGCTCGATGTCTTAGCAATTCTTAGCTAAAATAGGAGGCGTTAACGGAGAGGAAGTTATGTCTAAAATTTATGCAATTGACCTTTTTTGCGGTGCGGGTGGTTTGACCCATGGACTAATACAAGCAGGGATAAATGTGATTGCCGGTATTGATTTAGATCCTGATTGCCAGTGGGCCTATGAGCATAACAATAAGACTAAATACATAAATTCGGACATTAGTGATGTGACTGGACAGGATCTGATGCGTTTGTGGCCCTCAGATGGTCTAAGGTTGCTTGCTGGTTGTGCTCCTTGCCAACCATTCTCAAGCTATCGCAAGGGTAAAATTGAGTCTGAGGACGGTAAGTGGAAGCTTTTAGGTGAGTTTGGTCGTTTGGTTAAAGAGTGCGATCCTGATCTGATAACTATGGAAAATGTTCCAAGGTTACAAAAGCATAAGATTTTCACTGAGTTTGTAAAAGACCTTAAGACCAGTGGGTATAAAGTTTGGCATGGTATTGTTGATTGCCAGCAATACGGTGTTCCTCAGAAAAGACAGCGATTAGTTTTACTTGCTTCAAAGATTAACGACGTTGCGTTAATCCCTCCAACGCATTCAGAAGACAATTATGTGACAGTTAAAGATGTCATTTCGCATTTGCCAGAGATAAAACCAGGTCAGTCTGATGATAAAGACCCCCTACATGTGGCTCAAGGTATGAGTCCATTGAACTTAGAAAGAATACGCCAATCAAAACCTGGTGGAACTTGGAAGGATTGGGATCCAGAGTTGGTGGCAGCTTGCCATAAAAAAAGTAGCGGTAAAACTTATACTAGTGTTTACGGACGTATGAAATGGGACGAGCCTGCTCCTACAATGACCACACTCTGTTTTGGATTTGGTAATGGTAGATTTGGTCACCCGCAGCAGGATAGGGCTATCTCTTTACGTGAAGCTGCCATCCTTCAAAGTTTTCCGGGCAACTATATTTTTTCTGAACCTGGCGAAAAGATCACATTTGCTACTGTGGGCCGCTTGATCGGAAATGCTGTTCCGGTAAAACTAGGAGAGGTAGTTGGGAAGTCACTTATCAATAGTCTATAAGGGGAAGCAGGGCTGATGGCGGAGCACAGTGAAGTTTTACCGCAGGGTGAATCATCTACGCATACCTATGAGATGCAGGTTAGTTTGAGCGTCTTAGGGCATCTGGGTATCAATCTCTATAGTAATGTGGCTGCAGTGATTACTGAAACTGTTGCTAATGCTTGGGATGCTGATGCTTCCGAGGTTCACATAAAACTTACTCCTGACGAGATCACTATATCAGATAATGGTTTTGGAATGACCATCAATGATATGAATTCAAAGTACCTAACTGTTGGTTACCAAAAAAGAAATAATAAAGACCAACTTTTAACTCCTAAGGGGCGTTTACCCATGGGAAGAAAAGGTATAGGTAAGTTATCATTGTTTTCGATTGCAAAGACAGTAATCGTTGAATCTATCAAAGATGGCGAGCAACACGGCTTAATTATGGAAGTACCGGCAATTGAGCATGCTATTAAGAGTGGCGCAGGTAGATATTACCCTGAGCCGCTTGATGCAACTCAGGTTACTGTTAGCCAAGGTACTCTTGTGACTTTACGAGATTTAAATCGCTCCCGAATACCTGCAACTGCATCAGCGCTGCGTAAAAAATTAGCCAGACGATTCTCAATTATTGGTAGCAATGATTTTAAAGTTTATGTTGATGGGGTTGAGGTTACTGCTAAAGAGCGTGAGGATTTAAAGCATGTTCAATTTGTGTGGGATCTCAATTCAGGAATAGATTTTTTAAAGGAATGTCCAGGGCTAATTACAGTAACTGATATTTCCTCTGCTCTGGTAGAGAGTCCGCTATTCGATCCAAAATGGAACATCAAAGGATGGATTGGAAGTATCAAACAACCTAGCCAATTAAATACCCCAGAAGGGAATCTTAACAGCATAGTTGTTTTGTCTAGGGGAAGATTGTTCCAAGAAAATATTTTGGATGATATCAATGATGGCGGTATATATACAAAGTATCTAACTGGTCAGCTTGAGGCGGATTTTTTAGATACAGATGAAGATGAAGATATTGCAACAAGCGATAGACAACGAGTGGTTGAGGATGATCCTAGATATCAATACCTTAAATCATTAGTTAAAATTGCATTGCGAAAAGTAGCTGGCCAATGGAGTGCTTTACGTGAAATGCAAGGTGCTAAGGAAGCAAAAGAGTCAAACCCTGTTCTTGTGGAATGGATTAGCTCATTAAAGCCAGCTTCACAAGGATATGCGGAAAAGATGATTGCTCAGATTGAGTCTTTACCTTTAGAAGATAAGCCTCAAGAGAAAAAAGAGTTATTTAAGCACGCTATCTTTGCTTTTGAACGTTTGCGAATAAAAGAAATGTCACGGGAATTAGCCGAGGCAGTTATATTTAATGCTGAAAAACTTTTGCCGCTTCTAGAAAAGCAAGATGATCTAGAGGCAACGTTATATTATGAAATTGCAAAAAGTCGAGTGGATGTTATCCAAAGCTTCAAGGGGTTGGTTGATAACGATGAAAAAGAAAAGGTTTTACAACGTTATCTTTTTGAGCACCTTTGGCTATTAGATCCTTCTTGGGAAAGGATTGATGGTTCCCCAATAATGGAATCCAGAGTCAACCAAGAGTGGGATAAAATTGATGCTGGGCTTACTGAGGATGAGCGAAAAGGACGTATGGATATAAAATATCGTTCATCGGCAGGCAAGCATATTATCATTGAGCTTAAAAGAGCAAGTGTTTTGACCTCTGTTGCAACTTTGGTAGCGCAGGGAAATAAATACAGACAAGCTGTAATTAAATGCGCGAAAACTGTGGATCCATCATCAACGCCATCAATAGACGTAATTTTTGTTTTGGGTCGTGAGCCTTCAGATTATTCTTTCGATCCTTCATACACTAACCTTCAGTTACAGTCTGTTAATGGCAGAGTTGTTTACTATGACGGTTTAATCAATAGTGCTCAAAATTCGTATCGGGAATACACCGAGAAGCAAGCCACCGTTGCTCGGATTGCTGAGATTGTAAAAAAATTAGACGATTAAATTTTAAGCCGCTACTGAATGCATGACTATGCTGCATGAAAATGAATGATCGTTAGAGGATCGTTTATGTCCAAGCCCGCCAGTTCTGGCGGGCTTTTTCATATCTCATGCAGGTGCATGAAAACCACTGCGTAAAGCGGGCAGGCGTGGCGGGGATACGAGCGCGCGCAGAAGGGAAAAAAAGAAAACTTGCAGGCATAAACAGTTAGGGAAGGTGCGAATAAGCAGGTCATTTCTTCCCAAGCTGACTCGCTGATTAAAATTTCGCGGATCTGGGCCGATTTTTTTCCCGCAAACACATCGAATCAGCCTATTTAGGCTATTTTTTCCACCATTTCTGGCGTTATTTCCGGTTTTTACTGAGATCTCTCCCACTGACGTATCATTTGGTCCACCCGAAACAGGTTGGCCAGGGTGAATAACATCGCCAGTTGGTTATCGTTTTTCAGCAGCCCCCTGTATCTGGCTTTCACGAAGCCGAACTGCCGCTTGATGATGCGAAACGGGTGCTCCACCCTGGCACGGATGCTGGCTTTCATGTATTCGATGTTGATGGCCGTTTTGTTCTTGCGCGGATGCTGCTTCAAGGTTTTTACCTTGCCGGGACGCTCGGCGATCAGCCAGTCCACATCCACCTCGGCCAGCTCCTCGCGCTGTGGCGCTCCTTGGTAGCCGGCATCGGCTGAGACAAATTGCTCCTCTCCATGAAGCAGATTACCCAGCTGATTGAGGTCATGCTCGTTGGCCGCGGTGGTGACCAGGCTGTGGGTCAGGCCACTCTTGGCATCGACACCAATGTGGGCCTTCATGCCAAAGTGCCACTGATTGCCTTTCTTGGTCTGATGCATCTCCGGATCGCGTTGCTGCTCTTTGTTCTTGGTAGAGCTGGGTGCCTCAATGATGGTGGCATCCACCAAAGTGCCTTGGGTCATCATGACGCCTGCTTCGGCCAGCCAGCGATTGATGGTCTTGAACAATTGACGGGCCAGTTGATGCTGCTCGAGCAGGTGGCGGAAATTCATGATGGTGGTGCGATCCGGCAGGGCGCTATCCAGGGATAATCGGGCAAACAGGCGCATGGAGGCGATTTCGTACAGGGCATCTTCCATGGCACCGTCGCTCAGGTTGTACCAATGCTGCATGCAGTGAATACGCAGCATGGTCTCCAGCGGATAGGGCCGTCGGCCATTGCCCGCCTTGGGATAAAACGGCTCGATGACAGCGGTCATATTCTGCCATGGCAGAATCTGCTCCATGCGGGAGAGGAAAATCTCTTTTCGGGTCTGACGGCGCTTAGTGCTGAATTCACTATCGGCGAAGGTGAGTTGATGGCTCATGATGTCCCTCTGGGATGCGCTCCGGATGAATATGATGATCTCATATCAGGAACTTGTTCGCACCTTCCCTAAAGGTATTGAATAACATGATTACCAAAGGGATGTCTGGTTATCGTGAAACAGTAGCGAAGCTGGAGAATCAGGCAACCCTGCGCGAGCGCGTCGAAGCGTCTCTTAATACCCTGGGCAACAAATGGGAAGCCGCTGGCGGCTCCTTTACCAACGCCATGGCAAGCATCGGCGAAACCGTCGCTCCGGTACTTAAAGATATTGCTGACTGGCTGGGTAATCTGGCGTCAGCACTGGATGGTTTTGTTAAGCGGCATCCGCAACTAACGGCAGCGCTGTTTAAGATTGTGGCGGTGTTTGCGGTTGTCGCTACTGCTGCAGGCGTGTTGTCGCTGGCTCTGGCGTCCATTCTGGGACCGATGGCGGTGCTGCGGGTGAGTGCTGGGGTTCTGGGAATTAAGTTTGCCTCCGCTTTTGGTCTGATAAAGCAGGTGATTGGTGGTGCGGGCCAGGCGGTCCTCTGGTTAGGTCGGTTGATGATGGCTAATCCCATTCTGGCGATAGTTGGCCTGATTGCGATGGGAGCCATCTATATCTGGCAGAACTGGGAAACGCTGGGGCCGAAGTTTAAAGCACTGTGGGATGCCATCACGTCAGGGGTGTCAGTAGCCTGGGCTGTGATCAAGCAGACCATAAGCAGCAAATGGGATGAAATTCTGAGTGATGTTGCCGCGCTGCCCGCAAAATTTAAAGCGGTGGGCGGGGCGATCATTGACGGCATCCTGAGCGGTATCAATGAGAAATGGGAAACGCTTAAGAGCAAGCTGGCATCGGTCAAAAGCTACCTGCCGGACTGGATGACCGGCGGCGATAATTCGCAGGGCGCCTCACCGCAGAAAAAGACCCCAGGATTTTTCGCGGGGATGTATGACAGCGGTGGTTATATTCCACGTGGGCAGGTGGGTATTGCTGGCGAGAATGGCCCGGAGCTGATTAACGGTCCGGCCTATGTGACCAGCCGCAGGAGGACGGCCGCGCTGGCGTCCGTTGTCGCCGGAATGATGGGGGGAGCAATGCCAGCAGAGGCCGCCCCGCTTCATCCGATGAGCCTGCCGGCGGCCTCATATCGCCCTGCAGCTGAGAAACCAGCAGGTACGCGGCCGGTGTTCCACTTTGAAACCCAGGCTCAAATTATCATCCAGGCGCTGCCGGGGCAGAGTGCGCAGGATATTGCGCAGGAGGTAGCGCGACAGATTGATGAGCGCGAGCGTCGTATGAGGGCTAAGGCCCGCAGCAATTTCAGTGATCAAGGGGGGTACGATTCATGATGATGGTCCTGGGCTTGTTTGTGTTTCAGCTGCGCACGGTTCCCTATCAGCAACTGCAGTATCAGCGGAACTGGCGCCATGTGACCAACAACCGCGTTAATCGCCGTCCGACAACGCAATTTTTGGGGCCAGATAACGATCAGCTGACGCTCTCCGGCGTCCTCATGCCGGAAGTGACCGGCGGCCGGTTGTCGTTGCTGGCGCTGGAGCTGATGGCAGAGCAGGGGAAGGCGTGGCCGCTGATCGAGGGTGGTGGGACTATCTACGGCATGTATGTGATTGAGAGCCTTAACCAGACGAAAACGGAATTTTTCGCCAGTGGAGAAGCCAGGAAAATAGAGTTTTCGTTGGGGCTTAAACGGGTGGATGAGTCCCTGTCTGAAATGTTCGGCAGTCTGAGTGATCAGCTTAGCAGTCTGCAGGATTCTGCCGCCGCCGCAGTAGGGAACATCAGATCCACGGTAGGAGGGTTGCTGCAGTGAGCGAGATGGCTGATTTACTCAACCTCGGAAGCAAGACCCCGGCCTTTCGGATCGTGATTGAAGGCAAAGATGCCACGCAGACGCTGGATAAACGTCTGCTGGGTATGACACTGACCGACAACCGCGGATTTGAAGCTGACCAGCTTGATCTGGAGCTGGACGACGCCGACGGCCTGGTAATTATGCCGCGTCGTGGCGCAGTGATTTCTCTGGCGCTGGGATGGAAAGGCGAGCCGCTGTACTCAAAAGGTAAGTTTACCGTTGATGAAATAGAGCATAGCGGCAGCCCGGACAGGCTGACAATCCGTGCCCGTAGTGCTGATTTCAGGGAAACGCTGAATGTCCGGCGTGAGAAGTCCTGGCACAAAACGACGGTGGGCGATGTGGTGAAAGACATTGCCGCACGGCACAGCTTTAAAGTTGCTATAGGAAATGATGTTGCTGCGATGGCGCTGGATCACCTGGACCAGACCAATGAAAGCGACGCCAGCTTTTTAATGAAGCTGGCGCGGCAGTATGGCGCGATTGCCTCAGTCAAGGACGGTAATCTGCTGTTTATCCGGCAGGGGCAGGGGAAAACAGCAAGTGGTAAACCGTTGCCGGTCATCACTATTACCCGTAAGGACGGAGACAGTCACCGGTTTAGCCTGGCTGACAGGGGAGCATATACGGGTGTTATCGCTCACTGGCTGCATACCAGGGAACCGGAAAAGAAAGAAACTGCAAAGGTGAAGCGCCGCCGGAGGACGACAAAACCCAAAGAGCCGGAAGCAAAGCAGGGGGATTACCTGGTCGGAACGGATGAGAACGTGCTGGTTCTGAACCGTACCTATGCGAACCGCAGTAATGCAGAACGGGCAGCAAAAATGAACTGGGAGCGGCTGCAGCGTGGTGTGGCGTCATTCTCTCTCCAGCTGGCAGAAGGCCGCGCGGATCTCTATACGGAAATGCCAGTTAAGGTTAGTGGCTTTAAACAGCCCATTGATGATGCGGAATGGACCATCACAACATTGATGCACACGGTGAACCCGGATAGCGGGTTTACAACCAGTATCGAACTGGAAGTGAAGATTGATGATTTAGAAATGAGCTGATGAGGTTCACAAAATGGAAGTTATGTGTATCATTATGTGATTGAAATGTGTGGGGTGGGAGATAAATGTAATGATGAATTGTCCAAAGTGCGGCCACGCGGCGCATACACGGAGTAGCTTTCGGGTAACGGATCAGACAAAAGAGCGTTACTGTCAGTGCCAGAACATTAATTGCGGAACCACCTTCATCACTCATGAAACCGTAGTGCGTTACATCATGACACCTGGAGTCATTGATAATGCCCCGCCGCACCCCACTGCCGCCGGGCAGGGGCATATGAATTTCTGA